GGTTCTGGCTCAGTGGGTTCTGGCTCAGCGGGTTCTGCCGCGCCTCCGAAGTCGTCATCGCCTCCGAAGTCGTCATCGCCTCCGAAGTCGTCATCGCCTCCGAAGTCGTCATCGCCTGAGTCTTCTGAGTCTTCTGAGTCAACGTCACCATCAACTTTACCACCGAGTTCTTCGTACGCGATCTCATCTTTCATAGTCTCGATCTCTTCGTCAGACATATTGAGTACGTTCTTGAGGATCCATGTCTTTGAATAGTACGTGCCAATGTGTTCAGTCATTGAGCTCAACATATCCATGCGCCCTTTCATGACTTCGAACGATTTGAGTTCGGCGAAGTGATTGTCTTCGATAAAGTCAACTGTTATGAACTCAGCTATTTCTTGGGTCCATTCATCTTCGCTACAGACATCGGTGAGGATACATTGGGTCTTCAGCGCCTGCACCAGAATGTGCGCAAACTTGCGACGGATACGGTCGATAAACTTCTGGAACTTAACCTCTTCGCGCGATACTTCAGAAGATACGCCAACCGCATAAGCAGCGTCAGCATCCAGTCGCGTCTGGGGGACGTTCAACGAACGGTATAGTTTCTTCTGGAAGAATGCGACATCCTCAATGGATCCAAGATTCTGACCACCAGGTAGAGTAGATACTTCAGTGCCCCGACCACCTTCTTTGCGAGGTAACCAAAAGTCCTCGAGCATTGACATTGATTTAGACTCGTCAGATACTTCGCCAGTCGATGCATCGTACGCAAGTTTGTTCTTGTAACGGTTCATCAACGACTGAATGAGACGTTCCTCCTTTTGTGGCGGTAGGTTACCTGTGTCGATATAAAACAAACGACGCTCAGGCGCTCGAGCAATACGGTAGATAACCAACGCGTCCTCCATTTGTTTTAGCTGATTGATTGTCTTGAGCGTCTTATGTAAGAATGAGATAGGAAGATCACGTCCTTGAAATTTGTCGGTGAGTCCGGAGGTTGTGTGCACAATTTCCTCTTTGGCGATGGTGTATACATTATCGGTGTACTTGTCATAGTAGACATAGTATTCGTCAACCACCTTCAGTGATTCGAGCACCTCGCCCGTCTTTTTGTTCTTGCGGCGAACCTTCTTAACTTCTTTATACTTCTTAATGTTGAGTGGATCTAATACAGAAATGCCAACAATGCCCCGCGCAGGCTTTGTCGCGTCTACTTCTACATGGAAAAAGATTTGGCCATCGACATACCACTGCCTGAAATAATCGTAACCGTTCTCACTAAACTTGTACAGACGTAGCACCTTATCAAATGCTTTGACTAAACTGTCGCGAGTTTCGTTGTTTTCGTCGATGCCATCGAGGTTGATCCGAACTGCTTTGTCCATTGTTCCCATCGACAACGAACCATCACAGATTTCTGCGATCGCGCTGTCAACTTCTGGTACGTTTGCGGCAGCGCGGTATTTGGTGATTAGATTCTTTTCTGAGCCCCCTTCAACGTCAAAGTCGACTGTGGCCGCGGAGAATCCTCCTGCCTCAGAGTAGATAATCTCTGCACCGTCGTCTGTGTCCAACGTTATTTTCGCAACACGACGATTGTCGTTAGCGGCGTCTGTGTCTGTGGAGACATCATCTTCATCTTTGTGGGTGAACCACCGCAGGCGGTTTGTGTTAAAGCCGAACATAGTTTTATTTATACAAAAAAAGTCCGTCAACTTTCGCTGACGGACTTTGTGATATTATGTAATGCGGTTAGACGTAAACGTTCTTTGACGCCCCGCCACCTCGGTGTTCCCAATATTGATAAGCGAACTCGACGGTGAATTCTTCAACTTGGTTGTTGGTCTCGTAATTGAGCTCAATCGCTTGAACGTTCTTAGGGAACGCATCTACGAATTTGTATTCGCGAATGGCGCGTCCATGTGCGCCAAGTTGTTTGATGATCAGATCGGCGAAGACCTGTTCACCACCACGTGTGGATGTGTCGCTGCCGAAAGCCCGCGAACGGTTCTCTTGGTGTGCGGCACAGCTTGACATCCATTTTTCGAACGCGGTACGGAGCGCAAAGTCTTTGTCGTTGAGAAAGGTCAACGTGTAAGGCTCGAATGTACGATCGCCTGGAAGTTTGACTTGTCGTCCACGGTAAGGAACCGGAATTTCTTCGATCGTTGAGGATGGAAGAGATGCGGCTTTGCAAAGAAAGCCCGCCTTCGTGGTTACGCCGAATTTTGGAACGTCGATATGTACTTCGAACATGTTCGGGCGTGCACCCTGGCCGTCGAAGTTTGCGATGAAGTTTGATATAGTACTCATGTTTGTATTTATTTAAGTGTTTGTATTAAACGATCTCTTCAAATGCAGCGCCGGTACGGGTCGCGATAAAGTTAAGCGTGATGAAGTTAATTGAACGTGTTGGTTTGATCATGATCTTCGCCACAAATTGATTTGTGTCGATGATGTCAGGCGTATTAACCGTCTCGTCAGCCACAACTTTGAAGTCGGTGACTCCTTGGCGTCCTTGAATACCACGGAGGTAAGGAACCACAGTGTTGTGGAACGTCGTGCGTGTCTGTTCCGTGTTTGGCTCAAAGAGAACAAACTGGGCAGAACGCGCGATGTCCTTCTCAATAACGTTGAACAAACGGCGAACGTTGATACGGTCGAACGGTGAGGGACGAAGCGTGCCAGTCTTGTCACCCATGAGGATAATTCCCTGTCCAGGAACGGTCACAGTTGGGTTAATGGCTTTGATGTACAATTGATCACGCTCAGTTTTTGTTGGGTTGTATGCCATTTTGATAACACCTGAGAGCACACCACGGCTATAACCGGCAGGTGAAAACCAAGGATCAACTAATGCATCGGTGCGCGCCATAAGTCCAGCTATGTGTCCACTCTGTGGGATCCACACGTAACTATCCGCAAATTGGTTGTAAACATATATCGGAGACGAATCCCGTACAGAGAATACTGAACTAGGTGCGCCAAGATATTTTCCAATAACCACTGCTAATTTAGAAGAGTTTGAAGACTTCTTCGCGACATCGATCGGTGCAGAAAGACATACGATAATATCGCGACGTGCCTCGGCGATATTGACAAGTTTGGCGTCGATCGTTTTGTTGTGTGTGTATGCGCCTTCGTTGAAGTTGAATGCAAACAACAGGTTGATGTCTGAGACTTCTGCGTCAGCATACAAATCGAGCGCAGATACAATACCGTCAGGCGAAAGATTTGCGGTTGATGTGTTTGTACCACCCAACAAGGCCACCTGCGCTGGTATAGTTTCGGTGGTGACGTTAGCGGTTCTTGTGCGGAACTTAACCGTATCCCCTGTGGTCAATGTCGTTAAGTCGGATTTGAGTGTGATGTGGGGTTTGATAATCGGAACCGCTGTGGTTCCTGCGTTCTCAACCACATAATCGATGATAGTGTACGAATTATCCTGGATTTCGTTATTCGCTGCAGTGACTACGTGTAACGCGTCAGGCGCAACGTTAAGATGGAGACTGCCTTCGATTACAATTGTTGTAATTGGATCTTCGCCTTGGGTAGTAACGATCGTATCACCATTGTCAATGGTGTATACATCCCCAATGTTTTCTTCGGTGAATGTGTCCCATGTCTTTTGATACTCAACATTTTTCAGGAATGCGGGAAGCGGAGTTTCGCTAGCGGTGTCAATCGTATATCCATCGTAGAATGAATAAACGAAATCGGAATTCTTGTTAAGATAGTTAGAGAAGAAGATCGAGTTGCCATAGCTATCGAGCGCTCCACCGTACAATGACAATCCAGCATGGAGTTCGAGGATCGTTCCTGCTCTGCCAGAGACATGTCCATTATCGTCGACGATGACGACATGAACTTCGTCGTTTGCGTCAGTCTGTCCACCATCAAGGGCGTATTGGGTTGTAGCCGGTGCATAAGGCAGTGTGTCAATGACACCTTCGTCAGATAGTCTAACAAATTCGTAGTTTTGTGCGCTGATTACAAACACCTTAATGGAGTTTCCGGCGGTGCCACCATACCGGGCGACGACAGTTGGAGCTTCGCGATTGCCTGGCTCTGCGTCGACGATTGAATTGATCGACGATTCGATCCCTTGTAGCTCAGCGTATGACG